TTTTTTAAACTTGCCAGATGTTTGTAGATTTTATACTGTAATAGAAAACATAGTTTCAACAGAAACAGAATGGAAAGATAAAATATCTTTGAACAAAATGGAAAACTTTGAATATTTTAAAGATAAATATTTTCATTCTGTTATGCCCTTTCAAAACACAATTGACTCAGCAATTGTTTATGAAAAATTTATATATATATATCAATATTTATTAATGCTAGAAACATTTTGTAAAATGAATAACATACAATTATTTATATTTTCCTGGTCCCCTCCAATGGCAAATTTTTTAAATAGCAATGCAGTAGAACTAGATTCAATTTATAAGACTACATGGCCTTCACCAGACTGGATACAGAATTATCATATGAAAAATAAAGAAGATAAGTTTTATTTGGTTGCAAGGGATAAAATACATTATGGAACCGCATATCATTCCTTTTGGTCAACAGAAGTGTATGATTTTTATATGAAAGAGAATCATGTCAACTGAAGAAGATTTAGTCAAGCATCTTGATGAACTTAATACAGTAGTAGGAGAATATCTAAAGGGTAATGATGCTACCAAAATATCTAAAGATTTGGCAATTCCAAGAAATCGTGTAGTTCAGCATATTAATGAATGGAAAGTTATGGCATCTGCTAATGATGCTATTCGTGCTCGTGCAAAAGAAGCACTTGCTATTGCTGATACTCACTATAACAAATTAATTGCAAAATCATACGAAGTTATAGATGAAGCCAGCCTGACTAATAATTTAGGCGCTAAGACACAAGCCATAAAACTTGTTATGGATATTGAGTCTAAAAGAATTGATATGCTTCAAAAAGCAGGTCTATTAGAAAATAAAGAGTTAGCAGAAGAAATGTTGCAGATAGAAAAGAAGCAAGAAATACTTATGGGAATTCTTCGTGATATTGCTTCTGAATATCCACAAATACGTGATGAGATCATGCGTAGGCTTTCTGATATTGCTAAAAAAGATGAAGTGATTACAATTGTCCACGATGTTCAATGATTTTCTTGAGGCACTTGCCGATAACCATTTTGAAGAAACTCCAGTAGATGCAAAGACATTTGTTGAGTCTCCAGATTATTTAGGACAACCAGGATTATCAGATATTCAATACGATATAGTCCAGGCAATGAGTCAGATATATCGCAAAGAAGATTTACAAAACATTATGGGAGAAGAGGAAGGAGCAAGATATTATGAAAAATACACAAAAAACGAAATCATTTTACAACTTGGGAAGGGTAGTGGGAAGGACTTCACCTCTACTGTTGCTTGTGCTTATATTGTCTATAAGTTATTATGTCTTAAAGACCCTGCAAGATATTTCGGAAAACCAAGTGGAGATGCAATAGACCTAATCAATGTGGCTATTAACGCACAACAAGCAAAGAATGTTTTCTTTAAAGGTTTTAAGACTAAGATCGAAAAGTCTCCTTGGTTTGCTGGTAAATATGAAGCAAAGGTAGACTCAATAGGCTTTGATAAATCAATTACTGTCTACTCTGGACATTCAGAAAGAGAATCACATGAGGGTCTAAATCTTTTGCTTGCAGTTCTTGATGAGATTTCTGGTTTTGCATCTGAGGTTGCAACAGGAAATGAACAAGGTAAAACTGCCGATAATATTTATAAAGCATTCCGTGGGTCAGTGGATTCTCGTTTCCCTGATCTTGGAAAAGTAGTTCTTCTTTCATTCCCCCGTTATAACGGAGACTTCATTTCTGAGCGGTATGAAGCAGTAATTGCTGATAAAGAAATAATATCAAGAACACATAGATTTATAATTAACCCACTATTACCAGAAGATGACAAGGATAACTGGTTTGATATAGCCTGGGACGAAGATCATATTAAGTCATATAAATATCCTGGAGTTTTTGCCCTTAAAAGACCTACATGGGAAGTAAATCCTACTAGAAAAGTAGATGATTTTAAGATTGCTTTCATGACAGACCTAGGAGATGCAATGATGCGCTTTGCTTGTGTTCCTACATATGCATCAGATGCATTTTTTAAGCAGGCAGACAAGGTTCGTTCTTGTATGACAATAAGAAATCCACTTGACCAATTCAGAAGATTTGAAGAAAACTTTAAACCAGATCCAGACAAAATTTATTATGTTCATGCTGACCTTGCACAAAAGCATGATAAATGTGCGGTAGCAATCTCACATGTTGAGAAGTGGGTTAATGTGCAGGTAATAAAAGATTATGAACAGATATCGCCAGTAGTGGTTGTCGATGCGGTGGCATGGTGGGAGCCGAAGGTAGAAGGACCAGTCAATTTATCTGAAGTAAAACAGTGGATACAAAATCTACGCAGACTTGGGTTTAATATAGGACTTGTTACATTTGACCGTTGGCAATCATTTGATATTCAAAATGAACTACAGGCGGTAGGCATAAGAACAGAGACGGTATCTGTAGCAAAGAAACATTATGAAGATATGGCTATGCTTATATACGAAGAAAGGCTTGCCATGCCTGCCATTGAATTACTATTTGAAGAATTAACAGAACTTAAGATTATGAAAAATGATAAAGTAGACCATCCACGAAAGAAATCTAAGGACCTTGCAGACGCAGTTTGCGGTTCCATCTTTGGTGCGATATCATATACTCCAAGGGATCAAAACCTTGAAGTAGACATTCACACTTTTCGTGGACAGCCTCGTAGAGTTGACACGCTCCCTGAGAACGTGATACAATATAAACCTAGTCAAATAGAAGATATAAAAGACTATTTGGATAGACTAAAAACAATATAAACCAAAATGAATAATAAAAGGAGAAAAATGAATTCATTTAAGAAGATCGCTCTTGCCGTGGTTGCAGCCATGACACTGGGCACACTCGTAGTGACACCTGCAAGTGCCAATACCGTTTCAGTAGACGTAACCACTGAAGTTTCTGGCGCAGGTACTGCAGCCTCACCATTTCTAGTTAAGGTTCCATCTGACAACGTAGTAAGCGTTGCAGATACCTCAACTGCTACTAACAACGAAGCACTTCTAATCACTGCTACTGTCGTTGCTGGAACACCAGTAACATTTACTGCAGTTGGTGCGAACACACGCCTCGTATCTGCAATTGGTTCAACAGTTAATGCATCTGCTGGATCCTCATCAATCACAGTCACACCTGCTTCAACAACAGCGACTGTTTATGCATACACAACAAGTACTGCTGCTTCTGCTGTTACAGTTTCTGTAACTGGTGCAGCAACAACAATCTATCTTAAGGGTGTTGCAGGTCCTGCATACGATCTTAAGATGTCAATCCCTGCTTCAGGAAATATTTCTGGCAAGGTAACTGCAACTCTTGATGTAGCAGATATTTTCGGCAACGCTGTTGCTGATACAGTAACTGTTACTACTCTCGGTGGCGCAACTGCTGGAACAGTAACTGCTGATGCTCTTGTAACAGGTCGTTACACATCAGAGATCTCACTTCCTGCAACTGCTGGAACCGTTGCCGTTGGAGCATCTATTACTGCACCAACATCTGTTCCAACAATTAAGTTGGCAACAACTTCTCAGACTGCAATCGTAACAGTATCTGATCTTGCTGGAGCACTTGCTACTGCTAATGCTGCACTCGCTGCAGAAAAGGCTGCTCGTGCTGCTGATAAGGTAACTGCAGATGCTGCTCTTGCTGCTGCTGTAGCAAAGGCTGCCTCTGATGCAGTTGCTGCAAAGGCTGCTGCCGATGCTGCTGCTATTACTGCTGCTGCTGAAATTGCTAAGTTGAAGGCTGATGCCGTAACCGCTAAGGTTACTGCAGATAAGGCTCTTGCTGATGCAACTGCTGCACATGCTGCTGAACTTGCAAAGGTTAAGGCAGATAATGCTGCTGCAATCGCTGCAATGAAGAAGGCATTCAATGATCTTGCTAAGAAGTGGAACAAGAAGAACCCTTCTGCAAAAGTTACACTTGTTAAGTAATTAACAAATTAATAGATTGGGGAGTCAGGAAACTGGCTCCCTTTTTCTTTTATTTCAAATAAAATGTTATAATAGTCCTGTATTTAATCTGGAGGAAGAAAGGACTATTAAAAAATTAACCCGAATACTGACAGCATCTTTATTGGCTTTTGGGTTCAACCTATGGCTTCCAGAAAACGCTAACGCTACTTGTGTAAACTATATTCAATCGCAAACCATCGCAGCAGCATATAATGGTGATGAACAACCTACAGTAAATCATATGGATACTTGTTCAGGTGACGACATATCTTATCAAATACCAATTGCAACTACCGTGACTTTTGACGGGGTACAGTATGAAAACATTTACGCTACAACTAATTCAGTAATTACATTTGGACAACCTGATCCCACATACTGGGCATATCCTAATACGCCATCTATCTCCTTATACTCAATGGACTGGTTTCCAGGAGCAAGCGGTACATCTGGTTTGGATATATATTATTCAGAGGGCGGATTTCAATTAAATCTAAAT